CCAATCTTCCCCCCTTTCTTCCCCCTCTTTCCCCTACAACCCCTATTACCCCCTATAATCCCCCTAACTCCCCCCCTCAAACAAATAAATTGTTTGAGGCCCCCACGCCAAAATGGAGCGACAACCGGAAACAACAACCAGATGCTTTGCAAAGGTTCTTTCTCCCTACAACCCTCTATCTCCAAAAGCTACACCGTTAGCCATCAGGTCAGACTGTGACCAACATCTTCCGTCAGGTTCTATCGGCTGAATAGAGGCAGACCGTCCATCTGACCTGCCACCCTCTACGGCTATTTCACATGGAGAATTGACTCCATTTTGCGGACGGTTGAATATGTACAAATGTTGCATTGACTATTCCTAGTAGAATGCTATGGATTGAACGTAATACCATAGTGCGTTGCTAGGAATTAAATCGAGTACGAACAGACCGAATTTGATGATACGACTATTTTAGCAGAATAATCCCTAGATAGTTACTAGGATATATAAGCGTATATTATAATAAGTACGGTTGATATACGAATTTGGTATGGCTAGGCGAGAATAAAATTGATAGGTGTCTTGACACATATTGATTTTGGAATGGTCTGATGACTTAGCGACTATCGCACCTCTCTTTCTCTAAAAGGCGAACGACTATTTCTCACAAAAAACACACGACTATTTGACGATGATTCGCAAGAAAACGCTACGACTATTACTCTGCGACTATCAGCGGACAGTTCGTTACTATACTATATATAGGACTTTCAAACGGTGGTCGTCTGACGACTTTACGACTATTCCACGACTATTTTATTGGAGAAACTACGACTATTTCAGCCGGAACGCTGCGACTATTGCTGACCTCTATTGGCTATCGGGCGAAAGCCCGAAAAGGGATACGGCGGTAGCCGCCAATGGTTCCGCTCCGCCAGCCGCGCCCCTGCTGCTGGGCTGCCCCGCCGGGCTGGCATGGTTTGCGATATGCCGCACCGTTGCGCCCTTATATACCTTATTATAATAGGGCGGCTGTGTTGACCTGTACAGCGTCCGGCGTGGCGGTGGTATCTGGGCATCGGTGGAGGTGCTGCGCTTGACGGTATGCCCTCCAACGTGGTGCAGGCGGTATATAGGCGGCTTGTGTGGCTGCTGTATTGTGTGCGCTGAAATAGGGCAAATCGACGGAAAAACCCCTGTAAAGTCCTGTAAACGGTTTTGCTGTTGAGGCGGTATAATTGCATTGACGGCACAAAGGCCACTGTAAATGTTTGTATGGGGTTGTATTGCAGTAGGGCAAAATAAAAGCCCTGCACCGTGTCGGATGCAAGGCAAAAGAAAAGCCCCGCCATTGTGGGCGGGGTGGAAGTGTTGTATTATTGCTCTGTATACATATCAATTATATTGAGCGCAATTTGCAAGCCGTCCATAATGTGTTGCTCATATTGATACATATATGAGCCGTCTGCGTGCTTGCTCTTGTCTTGCAGCGCTTTATATACGCGCTGGCTGTGCAAATCCAACTGTCTGTTGATGGATGACTTGATGTTGTTAATAGTGCTATCCATAATATACCTCCTGCCGTTACACGGCCTTAACTGTGATTAGATTATATCACACTGCAAGCCCCATTAGGTGGACTTGCAAAAATATTTTTGCCCTTTTGGGTAATGGGGCGGGGTTGCTTTACGGTGCAGCCCCGCTAAAGTGTCCGATCTGGTCATTTGCTCGCTTTAAACAACGCCGAAAAAAACCAGAAGAAAAACAGAAGTGCGGATAATATCACAGCTTGCACCCCCTTATACCACGCTAAAACGCTTGTAGGTGGTTTTGCTGCTGCACTCTGCGTATACATCCGGGTGCAGCGTCTTCAAAAGCTTGCTATCAAGCCGGACGCTCTGAACGTCCTTATAAATGGCTTTTGCGGTGCCTTGCGCCATCTCCGGCGCACCCTGCATCATGGCGATAATGTCCGCCTTGATGCTTTCGTTCATTGCTTCCAGCTCTTCCAAAAGTCGCTTGTTTTCGCGGTATTCGTTCACTTTTTCCTCGAATAACGTCATTTTTTAGCCCTCCTTATTAGCTATTGAGAAATGCAATCATAACCAGCGCGCCGGAGATCATGCCGCAAACGTACCAGAGGGCAGCCCACTGGGAAAAGTCGAGTGCAATCATGTTGTAAACCCTCCATTAGTCAAACTCCGGCATTGCCAGAATGATTTTTTTGCAACGCTCAACGCTCAAGCGGTACGGCTTGGAGCGGATCAGGTTGTCTGCTACAATCTGAGTGTATACCATCAATGGCAGCTCAAACAGCCCGGCGCATTTCGGATACAGGCGCACCGCCTGGTTTCTGATTTCGGCGTTTAATTCGTCCGATCTAGTCATTTTATTGTTCCTCCAAAATCAGCTCCCGGAGTGTTTCAATGCCGGGGACACAATCGTTACACATCATAATATATACGTTTTCCATGCCATTAACGGTGATTTTAATTGCGGCAGCGTTTCCGCTGCGCTTTGCTGCCAGATACTCGTTGATTGCGTTTTCCACAATCTGCACTCTGTCCTTCCTTGTCATGGTTTATACCTCCGTGTAACCGTCTGCAATGGCCTGCGCCTTTAGCGTGTCCATATCCCGCTTGGAGACGGTGGGAACGTCCTTAGATACCCAGCCGTCAGGGACGCGGGAAAAAGTCTTTGCGTTTGTGTCGATGCACAGATAATGCGCCATTCCGTATGCGGTGTTCTTGGTTCTGAATTCTAGTTTCATGGTTTTTGTCCTCCTGTTTTGTGGTGGTGTGGTGGTGTACATCCTCTGTACATTTACTATTATACACGATTAAACGTACAAGTCAATAGTATATTCAAGATTAAACGTACAAGCATATAAAAACGTTGCGCACGCAACATACAAGCACTGCACACCTCAGCGCTTGCCGCCGTCCAGATCTGTCCGGCATGGTCTGCCTTGCATCTGGCACGGCCTGTGCTGCTGCTTGTGCTGTGCAGCCGTTCCGGGTGCGCTGGGGCTGGGGTCTCCACCGGCGGGGTATATGGGAAGAGCCGGGGGTGGGGTGGTCGCCCCCTCTCGTAGAAAAAATTCAAAAAAGGCGTTTCTCCTTCCTACCCACCCCCTTTTTTCTGCGCAAAACACCCCACCTCCCCATTGTCAATCTCAAAAATTCCGCGCAAAAACAAAAAGACCCCTACAAAGGGTCTGTGTTCTGTGCTATACTTGCCTTACAAGCCTTGAAAGGGAGGAATCTACAATGGCTAAAAGTAAAATGACAACGTGCAAGCATTGTGGCGCAGAGATTGCCGCAAGTGCAAAGGTCTGCCCTCAGTGTGGCGGTAAGAATAAACCGCCTATCTACAAGCGCTGGTGGTTTATCACCATCGTTGTTTTGATTGTCTTGTCTGCTATTGGTGGCTCCAGCGATAGCGGCAAGAAGGGCTTTGAAGAGGGCTACAAGGACGCTACATCTGACAAGGCAAGTGCATCCACCGCTTCTTCCGCTGCATCTGTTGTGCCTGAAATCAGCGAGGACGATTACAAGGCAGAGTGCCAGACTGTGGACTATAAGGAACTGTGCCGTTATCCTGAAAAGTATGAAGGAACTAAGATTGTAGTCAAGGTAAAGGTCTCGCAGATTATTGACGCAAACTTCTCCGGCAGCGAAAAAGCATGGAGAACCTACACGGACAACAGCGGATACGGATTCTATGCTGATGACGAGTATTATATGCTGGATAAGCGTGGTGGCGATGCTGTGAAGATTCTGGACGATGATATTATCACCGTTTATGGTGAGTTTACCGGACTTGAAAAAATTACCAGAGCGTTGACCAGCACCACCGATGAACTCCCTCGCATTGAAGTCAAATATGCAGACCTTGCAAACGAATAAGGAGAACACAATGGGAAAGAAAGAGCCGAAAAACGATTTGATTCCATGTGAACACTGCGGACACATGATTTCAAGGACAGCGAAGTTTTGCCCTGAGTGCGGTGGTGAGAATAAGAAAAGAATGAGCGCTGGTAAAATAATCGCCACAATCATTCTTTGCATTATAACCTACTATCTCGTGTTCTTTTTTGCTTCTGCATTTTTAACTTCCTGACAATAACACAAAAAGCCAGCGGCTAGATGTTCTCTAACCACTGGCTTTTCTTATAGACTGTTTACTTCACGATTTTATTGTGATAGGGATGGTACTCAACATTGGGCAAGGGCATCCAATACTTCACATCGTGCATGATGCACTTGTTGTCCCGGAGCAGAACCGGCTCAATCTCGCCGTTTTCGTCCGGTTCAAAGGAAAGCTGACCGCTATCGACAACCTTTCCGTCACAGGCGATAACAGGCTCGTGGACGCACTCGCCGTAGTCAACGGTGCGCCAGAGCTTCAGCATGGTCTCGAAAGCGTAGTTGAGGTATTCCCCCATATCCTGAATCTTATCTGCGGTAAGCATAGTTGTTCTCCTTTCACATGGGCATCTGGGTCTGGCCGTTTGTAACCTGAACCAACATAACGGAGTTCGCACACGGTCTCCACTTCTTGATGTACTCGACAGCTTCATCAAACCGCTTCTTCGGCACGTTGTTTCTGCTGTTCACATTGAACCAGTCCTGAATGTCCCGGTTGCATTCCATAAACAGCTTCTGAGAGACGCTGCGGCTCTTGTAGGCCGGGCTGTCCATGCCGCCAAGAGCGTTGATGACCACCGTGTTCACGACACGCTTCAACACACGCTGCTGATTGTAGTCGATGGTCATGGTGTTCTCAAGAGCAGAAATGCGCTGCTCCTGCTTCATGGTGCGCTGGTCAATCACAAGGATTGCTTGCAGTTCCTTAGAAAGTCCTGCGAACTGGTTGATAGACACGTTCTTCTCAAGGTCAATCAGTTTCTGGCGAATTTCCATGCCCTGCGGTGTCCGCTGAATCATTGCAATGTGCTTTGCCATGTCAAGGCTGAGAATGTGCTCAATGGAGCGCCCGCCGTTTACTAGATTTTTAGTAAACGATGAATAGTCGACGTTTTCTTTGAACCCATAAGCGGACATATTTGCAAACCAGTCATTATAACGAGACTTGATCTTGAGCTTTTCGTGTAGTTCCCGACCCAGCACTACTTTTTCGCCAGTGTCAGTGTCATACACAGGGATAACATCTTCGGAGAAGATTCGGATGGTTTCAAGATTATTATTCATAGAAATTTGACCTTTCTATCTTGCGAGAGCAGGCCATCTCTGGTATAATAACCCAAAGAGGGTCTATACTCTCTGAGCGTTTCATAAGACGTTCGCTGTGGTCGTCAAACTTTAGCGAGCGTCTTATTCTTTTTCATCGGTCTCCGGGATGGGATGCACCTCAAAGAACGTGTCACGGATGGCTGCGGCCTGTGCGACCTTGTGTTCGGTGCAATAGGCTTTCAGCCACTGGAACTGCCGTTCGGTCAGCGCAACAGTGAACGTGTGATTGTGGCGTTCAAGATAAGGACTATACATAAACTCACCTCCCTTCATGTGGGTGCAACCAGTATACGCAATATGTTGTGGTTTGTCAATTACGCAAACGCTTAATGTAGTACTGGTATCTGTACAAAATCTAAAAGTTTGTAGATTTGCACAAAACTCAGCCCTTATTTTTGTTTGCTCCCGCTTCGTACCCTGCCCGGTAGTTCAGCTCGGACAGCTTACCAAGCGCTTCTGCGTACTCCCTATCCTCGCTGGTCGGCTCTTTTCCGTGGGCGAGGGTTTTCAGAAATTCTTCGGTTGTCGTGGGAAAGTTCATGTTTTTTGCTCCTTTCTATTGCAGAAGCGGTCTGCTTCTGCTATAATAATTGACAGAAACCGAGACTGCGCCCTTGGTTGCGCAGCTTCTGTTTTGTGGTGGAATAGGTCGTCAGTACTACTTTGGTCGGTGGAGCTGACGGCCTATTTTTTATGCCACAAAGGATAAATCTACCGTTGCTGGTTGATTCATCGTGTGTTCTGCTGTCTTAGATTATAGACGCTTGGTATATAGTTGTCAACAGCCCAATTTGTATAATTTACATCAGATATATCTGATTTTTACTCATTCTAACGTAAATTTACGTTATTTGATAGTGATTTTGTAAATGGATTAGTTTACTTTAATGGTAACGCTCGAAAGTATATTTTTCGATAATTCGTAAGGCTACTATTCAAGTATACAGTTTGTAAAGCAACGGAAAAGTTTACAGCCGTTTGACCACCCTATTGATAGTAAAAAGCTAAAAATACGCAAACTTTCTCTTGACGATTAAACGTACATAGTGTATAATAGAGTCAAGAAAGAGAGCTGGTAAAAATGAAAAATGTAGCTGCGTATGTCAGAGTTTCCACTGATGGGCAATGTGGCGAAGATAAATTCGGAATGGAAGCCCAGAAAGAGCAAATCGAAGAATACTGCCGCAAGAATGATATGAATATCATCAAGTGGTTTACCGATGCTGGCGAATCTGGCGCAAAAGAAAGGCCGGGATTTGACAGTATTGTGTATGGCGATGTTTCTAATCCGCCATATGAAGCGGTTGTTGTTGCAAAAAGTGATCGAGTTGCAAGAGACATCAACGTTTATTATTATTACAAGATGCTTCTGCTCAAAAAAGAGATTTATCTTATTAGCGTTGCAGAAGATTTTGGTAAAATGGGAGTTTTTTCTACAATGCTTGAAGCTTTTACCCTTTGCTGCGCTCAAATGGAGCGTGAGAACATCACGAAAAGGACTTCTAGCGGCAGAGCCATTAAGGCTGCAAGTGGCGGCTATAGTGGCGGCAAGGCTCCTATGGGGTACGAGGTTAAGGATGGTGAACTTTCAATCAAAGAAGATGAAGCGATAATTGTTCGGCGTGCTTTTGAATTGCGTGATGCTGGAAATACAATTCGTGGCATAGCTGACAAATTGAATGAAGAAGGCTACTGCGGCAGAAACGGAAAGCCGTTTACATCTAGCACAATTCAATCCATTCTTGGAAACAGAAAGACCTATGAGGGATATTACCGTTACGGTAAAAGTGATGAATGGGTAAAAGGAAAGCAGGAACCTATTTTATAAAAAAATATGGAGGATATTTTTATGATTGAAAAGAAGGTTGAAGATTCAACTGCTTGCAATGCGTTTATGAAGAACGCAACTGCTGTAATTCTTGAGTATGTCCTTGAAGTTGGAATTGATAAAGCTGTTGAAGATTGCGTTAAAGATAGTGAAATTGTTCATTGTTTTCCTCATCTTGAATCCTACGCAAAGGAACACGGGTTTATCTGACTCGCCAGACATGGTATCGGATTGCTGAACAGAGAAAGGCTGGATAAAATGACAGAGATGGATAAGTTGGATGCTATGCTTACAGAGCGTGGCATTGAACACACATACGGTCGCAGATTCCCCGAAATGGATGAATTGGTATCGAAAGAGCCTGATTTATTCAAAGACCAAGACTGGGGAACGCAGATTGTGGTCTATGATGGCGAACTGCGAGCATGGGATGCTATCTGCGGATATGGTTCATATGGCTATGAACAAGGCTTGATTGAAGTGATGGGCTCTGTAACGGACAAAGATGTGGAAGGGTTCCTTACAGCAGATGAAGTCATTAAAAGGCTGAAAATCAGTTGACATTGTTCGCAACCTAGAATAAAATCAAATTAGAAAGGCGAAATAGCATGAAAACCGTAAAATTGTCAGAACAGAGTTTGAAACTTATTGAAACGCTGTGCGATTACGCCAACAAGTCTGATATTCTTAACGCTGTCGCAGACGCCTTGTACTATGACGCAGATGAATTGAAGCGCAGGCTCAACCAGCTTGCGGAAGAGGTCAAATAAATCGCACTTTCAATCTGTTAAAACGAATTTTAGCAAATAATTTTCCGAAAACAGCATTATAAAACCGAATATTTGATTTTTGTGCAGTTGTAGGCACTCTTTACATTTTCAGGTAGGGGGTGCCTATTTTTTTATGCAGCCAAAGCAGTGTATCGCCATCATTGACAGCATCAAAGCGTATGCAAAGCAGAATCCGACAGAAGCACAGGTCTACGAGGACTGGTTTCAAGCGGTCGTGAATCTAAGAGATGCCCTGCCGCAAGACAAGCGATTCGATGCCTACAAATACTCTGGAGAACTGCGCTCTGTCTGTGCAGCCATGATGGGCAAAATGAAAACAGGCGAGGATGTGGCGAAAATCTATGACATTATCCGCCGGACGTACCTGTTTGAAGCGAAGGATGTGTTCGACAGCTATTGCATTTACCTTGAATGGAACCGTGCGCCGGAGAAGAAGTTTTATCAGCCGAGACGCAGGGTTCTGAAAGTGCTGGCGGACGACCTTGAGGACTTGTTTTATAAGCGGATTGACTTCTTGGGAGTTAGTCTACCCGCTCGCGTAGGTAAGCTTTTGAGTGATGATACGCCAATTCTTACGCGAAACGGTTGGAAAAATCACGGCGATTTACAAGTCGGTGATGAAGTTATCAGCCCAAAAGGTCAGTTTGTAAAAGTTCTGGCAGTATCTCCGAAGAATTATGCAAATATCCGCTGCCATTTCTCTGACGGCACATACATTGACTGCCATGAAAACCACGAGTGGCCGGTCTTTAACCGTCATAAGAACGGATTTGATGTGGTCGAAACTAAGCGGATGATGGAGGATTATGTTACCGATACAAAAGATGGCATAAGATTCTGTTATCAGGTTCCGTTCAAAAACTTCGTTGATGGAGAGTATAAGAAACTGCCCGTCGAGCCGTATACGTTGGGTGCTTGGCTTGGCGATGGTCGCAACCAACACCCGGACATTTGCGAACCGCCTTGTGATCGGGCGATTGTCGAGCGCGTCATTAACGATGGATACCCGGTTAGTTGGCATACGGTTCACAAGGACACTGGTGTTGAGTACTACGGATTCTCTGGCTTGCGACAGGCACTTCAAAAAGGCGATATGTGCCATAGTCACCGCCGCTGCGTGAAGCATATCCCAGAAGAATATTTTACAGCCAGCATTGCACAGCGCATGGAATTGCTTGCTGGTCTGCTCGATACAGACGGTACGTTACGGGCAAAAGAGCATCGGTACGCTTTTTCTACCACAGAGCCGCAAATGAGAGATGATTTTGTCACGCTGGTTTCTACCTTTGGATGGAGATGCAGCGTGGCTGAATATCCACCTCGTGTATCATCTAGTGGCATTAAAGGCAATCTGACAGTCTATTCCATCTCTTTTAATCCTACCTGTCCTATTCCCTGCGTTGTTCCTCGCAAGCAGTTAAAGAAGTTCTCCAAACCTCGTCGTGTGGCGTTTTGTGGGTTTGAGCGCATTGAATCGAAGCAGGGCAACTGCATTCAGGTTGAGGGTGGCGTGTACTGCGCTGGTAAGCGGCTGATTCCAACCCATAACAGTACCCTGTGCATCTTTTTCATCACATGGCTGATGGGCAACCGCCCGGACGTTGCATCGGTTATGAGCGGACATTCTGACAAGCTGACTAACGGCTTCTACGGCGAAGTGCTGTCTATCATCACTGACCCCGTTACCTATAACTGGGGCAAAATCTTCCCGGACGTTCAGCTTGTAGATAAGAGCGCAAAAGACGAAAGCGTTGACCTAAACCGCAAAAAGCGTTTTCCAACCCTAACGTGCCGCTCCATTGGCGGCACGTTGACTGGTGCTGTTGAAATTGGCGAAGGTGGCGTTCTGTACAGTGATGACTTGATCGAGGATTTGGAGGAAAGCCTGAACGTTGAACGTCTGAACAACAAGTACGATGCCTATCTGAACCAGCTAAAAGACCGTAAAAAGCAAGGCGCATTGGAGCTGATGGTCGGCACACGCTGGAACGTGCTTGACCCTCTAGGGCGCATCCAAAACCAGTACGCAGACAATCCAAAGTACAGATTCCGGGTGATTCCGGCTGTGGACGAGAACGGACACAGCAATTTCAATTATGACTACGGCGTGGGATTTGACGATGCCTACTATGCCGATATGAAAGCCAGCATTGATGATGCAACATGGTGGGCAAAGTACATGGGCAAGCCCTATGTGCGTGAAGGTCTGCTGTTCCCTGCTGATGAGCTGCGATACTTTAACGGCGTTCTGCCTGATGGTGAGCCCGATCGGAAGCTTATGGTCATGGATATTGCATGGGGTGGCGGTGACTTCACCGCCTGTCCTATCGCTTATGTGTACGGCGATGCTGTGTTCATCCCTGACCTTGTGTTCAATAACGGCGACAAGACCGTGACCAGACCGGAAGCCGTGGGCAAAATCATCCAGCACAAAATCAATGTGGTGCGCGGAGAAGCCAACAACGGCGGCGATGAATACTGTGACGTTGTAGACAGCCAGCTCCGGCAGCAGGGTTATCACTGCTCCGTTCGCAGCCAGCGTGCGCCCAGTGGTCAAAGCAAGCTGTCCAGAATCATCCAGTATGCGCCGGACATCAAACGGTTCTATTTCCTTGACGAGAAGCATCAGTCGAAAGAGTACAAGGCGTTCATGGAGCAGGTGACAATGTTCACGCAGCTTGGCAAAGTTCCGCACGATGATGCACCGGATAGTCTGGCACAGCTTGCCGATGAATTGTACAACGGAATCAGTAAAATTGAGCCTGTCAAGAGGCCGTTTTGATTAAAAACACAATATATTGTGTTCGCTGGGTCTATTTATTTGATTTCACCACTTGACAAGGCTTATAATGTACGCAGGAAGTTTTGCAGCTTCCCTTAAAGGAATAGCTTTCACGCGGGGTTTTGTCATTTTACTCGCGTGCGTGTCAACAAGCATATTCCTCCTTTCACCGGTGGAGGTTTTCTCACTCTTTCGCCTTCACCGGGCTTTATATGTTGCGTTTCCAATTGTAAGGGGAATGCCAGCCTGTCTCCCCCACGGCTGGCAAGCAACGGTTCGATTCCGTTACGCAGCACAACCAACTACCTAGCTTTGCATGGACTTATTCTCCAAAACCTCCACCGCTATTCCCGGCTCTCGATGCGATGTTTAGGCATGACATTGCAAAGAACAGCGGTTAACCAATCAAGCCGGGTTTCTATGTTGCATTAGCTCGGTCAGGCTAGAGCATCCGGCTCATAACCGGATCGTTGCAGGTTCGATTCCTGCACGCGGCATGATATGTTCCCGTAGCTCAATTGGTAGAGCACTGGTCTCCAAAACCAGAGGCTGCAGGCTCGGTCCCTGCCGGGAATGCCAGCTGCGTACCCTGTGAGGGGGCGGCGCATGACTAACAAGACATCACATCCACTTGGCGGGGTGCCCATTGTGGACACATTACGATATGCTGCCATAGCTTAGTGGGCTAGAGCGCTTTGCATCTGATACATGCAAGGTAACATTGGCGATACACACCACCCATGGCTCTGCGTTTAGCCAGCGCAGAAGTTAATGCGGTGTGGGCGTTGGTTCAAATCCAACTGGCAGCACCAAAATTGCAGCTGACCCGTTTACGTCTGTCCGACAACTGAATGTAAAGGCTGCAATGGTTTTTTTCGGGCGAAGAATAGCACGGCTGGAAGTGCGAACAGTTTCCCAGTAGCTTCTGACAGGTCTGTGCTCAACAGCCTGTTCCCAGAAATTCAACGAAAGGAGCACAGATGGTAGCAAAAGTCAGATGCAAGCGTCCTAAAAAAGACGCAAACGGCAATCCGTGTGATTGCGGACGTTATCTTGGCGAAGTAGAAGGCAAGTTCTCCCTTCTGTGCCCTCTTTGCCATTGGATTACAATTGGAGATTCCAACCTTCCGAAAGAAACATGGGTTTCCGTACCAAAGTTTAAGAACTGAATAGCTTTTGAAGCGCAGTTGTAAGCGCAGTGAGATAGACCTTAACAGGTTTGTCTTGCTGCGCTTTTTATTTTGCCGGAAAGGAGGAACACATGGCTAAGTATCAGATGGTTGTTGACGGCTTTTTGAATGATCCGCTGACTGGACGTAGACCAATTGAAACGCCGGAGACGGAAATCAATCAGACAAACGTGCTGAAAGTGGTCACGGGCAAGGCAGAGCCTATTCATCTGCTGAACAAGAATGAGATTCGCTTTCTGCACAACTACTACTTGGGTAGCCAGCCTGTCCTCCATCGCACGAAGGAATACCACGCTGAAATCACCAACCGCATTGTAGAGAACCACGCCAACGAGTGCGTGGGCTTCTACACAGGATATATGAGTGGCACACCGTGCTCTTATGTGCGGTCTGAAACGGCAACGGGTGACGGCGAGGAAATCGCTCGGCTGTCTAATGCCTTGCAGTATGAGGGCAAGGACGCGCTTGATCGGCGGCTCTGGCAGTGGATGTTGGAGTGTGGACAGGGATACCGCATCGTTCTTCCTGACAAGGGGTATGGCGGCAACTACCCGGACGAAACACCCCTGCTGGTGGACGTTCCAGACCCTGACATGGCGTATGTGATTTACAACTCCGGCATCGGTCACAAGCCGATTGCCAACGTGCTGCATATCCCGCGCAATTATCAGAATGACCTGAACGACCTGATTTGCGTGTACACGCCAAACCAGTACTTTGAAATCGACAACGGCAAGATCACAAAATCTGAAAGCCATTCTCTGGGGATGCTTCCGATGGTCGAATACAAGCTCAACCCGGAGCGCATGGGTCTGTTTGAACCGGCTATTCCTGTTCTGGATGCCATCAACCTACTGGAGAGCAATCGTCTTGATGGCGTAGAACAGTTCATCCAATCCATCATGGTCTTTATTAACTGTCTTGTTGATAAAGAAGCGTTGGAAGCTGTTAAGGCTATGGGCGCAATGTCAATTAAGTCTACTTCCGGACTTGCCGCCGATGTAAAACAGCTTGCAAACGAGCTGAACCAACAGCAAACGCAGATTTTGATTGATTCCATGCTGAACGTGTACCGCAGTCTGACTGCTATGCCTAGTGCCACTGGCAGCGAGAACGCAACGTCCGACAACGTGGGCGCAGTTATCGTCCGAAACGGCTGGAATCACACCGAAGCGAGGGCGCAGCAGTACGAGAATATGTTCAAGTTCTCGGAACGCCAAAGCTTGTCTGTGATGCTGAAAATCCTGCGTGATACGGCTGGTTCTAAGCTGATGGCAAGTGACATCAACATCAAACTGCCCCGCCGTCAGTATGACAATCAGCAGAGCAAAGTTCAGATTTTTGCGCAGATGCTCGGTCAGCCCATTGACCCGCAGTTGGCGTTCACAACGCCCGGTCTGTTCCCCGACCCGCAGGCTGCTTACGAAATGAGCAAGCCCTTCCTGATTGCCGCTGGCAAGCTAGGCAAGGATGGGAAAGCTCCGAAACCGCAGGAGCGACAGCCTAAACAAGTTGTTGATGCCAATAAAACATCTGACGAACAGTCTGAAAGCACCAATAAAGAAACAGAGGGCGAATAACCCTTTGCATATTCCGGCAGGGAAGCCGGGATACAAATTTCGCAGCGTTGCAGGGAAGCAACGGTAAAAAAACGCAGGAGGAAATTAACGATATGAAACTCAATGTGTTGCTTGGTGATGCCTACAAAGAGGGCATGACCGCAGATGAAATCATTTCTGCGCTTGAAAAGGTTGCAGACCCTAGCGCAGAGGTTGAGAAGCTGCGCAACGCCGTGACGAAAGCCAACAGCGAAGCTGCTGAGTGCAAGAAGCAGCTCAAGGCAAAGCGCACCGATGACGAGAACGCCGCACAGGAACAGGCTGACAAGCTGGCGGAAATGCAGAAGCAGATTGAAGCCCTGACTGCCGACAAGGAGAACCTCGTCAAGGAAAAGACCCTTGCATCTTACCGTGAGAAGTTCGTTGCACAGGGTTATGACGCTGAACTTGCCAACAAGGCTGCGTCTGCACTGGCTGACGGTGACATGGACAAGGTATTTAAGTTCCAGTCGGAATTTATGACTGCCCACGACACCGCTTACAAGGCTTCTCTGCTGAAGGATATGCCCACACCTCCTGGTGCGGATGGCAAGGGCGGCTCTGACAGTGAGGGCGTGGCGTTTGCCAAGAGCCTTGCACAGCAGAACGCAAATGCTTCTAAGGCATCGAGTGACGCAATGAGTGCTTTCCATTAACAAGGAGGAAAACATGAAGTTTACCCGAAACACGGTCAACGGAATCAACGATACCATCCTTGCTTCCAATGACTACACTGCCATTCCCTTTACCGTGACCGAAGCTGATGCGGTTAAGGCTGGCTATCCCATGACCAAAACTGGCAAGAAAGCAACTTCTGCCACCGCAGACGGCATTCTTCTGTATGACGTTGACCCGGCAGAGAATCCCAACGCTTCCCTGCTGATTCGTGGCGTTATCGACACCAAGAAGGCCGCTGCAAGCTCCGGCTTTACCTATGATTCTGATGCGATCGCTGCGCTTAAGACTGCCATTCCCGGCATCTTCTGCCGTGACAACATCAGCGTGAACGCTTAATAGGAGGTAAAACAACATGGCACTGAATCTTAAGGAAGTCTTTGCCCCGGCTGCGATTGCCGCCTATTGGACGAATGACCCCACCAATGCGATGCCCTTTGCATCTGACGCACTGTTCCCTGCAAAGAAGAAGGCTGGTCTCGACCTGAAGTGGCTGCGTGGCCACAAGGGCGTTGGCGTATCCCTGATGCCCAGCGCATTTGACGCAAAGGCTACGTTCCGCACTCGTGAGGGCTTCAAGTTCGATGAGACTGAGATGCCGTTCTTCCGTGAGGGCTACCATCTGGGCGAGAAAGACCGTCAGGAAATCCTGCGTGTTCTGGACAGCAACGACCCCTATGCCCGTGACGTGATGAACCGCCTGTACGATGACACCGCACAGCTTATCACTGGTGCGCGTATCGTTCCTGAGCGCATGATTTGGCAGCTGCTGGCTCCCACCAATGGCGTTCCTGGCATCACCATCAAGGCAAACGGCGTGAACTACACCTACAACTACGACCCGGACGGCACTTGGAAGTCCACCAACTACAAGGAAGTCTCTGCCGCAAAGTCCAAGTGGAACGTCACCACCGCTACCCCCATTGCTGACCTGAACGCCGCAAAGGACGCTGTTTTGGCAAGCGTGGGCGAGGTCGTGACTGAGGTGTACATGAACACCGCTACTTTCCGCAACATGATTGCTGCGGACGAGGTGAAGAATCGGTTTATGACCGTCACCGCAAAGGCAAACGCCGTTCTGCTGGACGCTGAAGCACGGCAGATTGTCGAATCTGCAACCGGTCTGACCATCCATCTGTACGACAAGATGTTTAAGGCAGACCAGTACAGTGCAAGCGAGAAGTATCTGCCCGATGGCATGGTCGTGGTTGCTCCTTCTGGCGCTCTGGGCAGCACTTGGTACGGCACCACCCCTGAGGAAGCAGACCTACTGTCTGGTCAGTCTGGTGCATCCGTGTCCATCGTGAACACCGGCGTTGCCATCACCACTGAGCTGACCGTTCACCCGGTCAACGCTAACGTCTACGCTTCTGAAATCGTCCTGCCGTCCTTTGAGCGCATGGACGCTGTGTACTGCATCAAGGCTTACTAAGGCGAAAGGAGGAAAGTAGCATGGGAGACCAGTATTCCGAAGCGGCAGTCAAACTGGGGCAATACATTGCCCCCGCACTTGACCGTGAAATTACGGACAAGGACTACCCACTCTTCGACCTGCTGCTTGATTTCGCCAAAGACAAGATATTTGCACAGGGCTACCCCTTCGGCAACAGACCGGACGAGTTGCCCTCGCAGTATCAGTCGTTGCAGATACGCATTGCAGCGGAACTGTATAACCACATCGGCGCAAACGGACAGACGAGCTATACCAACAACGGCATTACTCGTGTGTGGGAAAGCTCTGATGTGGCGCAGTCCCTGCTGAACGAAGTGGTTCCGAGAGTAGGTGTTATCGGCTGATGTTCAATGGAAGCCCGCTGGACAAACGCCCGCTGTGGTACTCGAACCCGGTTGGCGAAAAAACGCCTGTCGTGGATGAATGGGGAAACGAGACTGGCGAATCTGTATACGAATCGTGGAGTGAACCCGCAAAGTTAATGCTGAACGTCAGCCCTCCTACTGGTTCTGCGGAAGCAAACCCTTTTGGAGCGTTCACGGATTACAGCTACGTTGTCAGTTCATCCAGCAAAAAGCGCAACACACCGCTTTATGAAGGCACGCACGTCTGGTTTCAGACGGACGTTTCAAAGCCCTTCAATTACACTGTGGTCAAGGTTGCAGAGCATATCACAGACACGTTGTATGCGCTGAAAGAGGTGGCTGCAAGTGAAAATTAAAGTGAGGTTGAGCGATGCCGGACTTCGTGATGCGGAACGTCAGATACAGGAGTACAAAACCACCCTGAACAAAAAGGCGCAAGAGTTTGCAAAGGCGCTAGCACAAAAAGGCATTGACGTTGCGACTGTGCGGTTTGCTAACGCACAGTATGCTGGCGACAATGACGTAACAGTTGAGCATGACCCTGTACAAACGCCAAATGGCTTTGCAATCGTAGCGCACGGAAAGGCAGTTGCGTTCATCGAGTTTGGCACTGGCGCACATCACAACGGATATGGCGGTGAGTTGCCGCCCGGTGTTGGTGCGCATGGCTCTTACGGCAAAGGGCAAGGCGCAAACCGCAGGTGGTACTACTACGGCGAATCTGGCAATGCTGGCACACCTGTCAAACAGGTGGATGGCAAAGGCCAGTTGAATTACACCGACGGCAACGAACCAGCTATGGCTATGTGGGGGGCTGTTGAAGAAATAGCTTCTCAAGTCGAAGCAACGTGGAGGGAGGTCTGGAATAGTTGATCGATTATTTCAATTCTATCTTCACGGCCGTTGCTAAGGAGCTGCGAAAGCAAGTGCCTGGCATCTTCGTTACTGGCGAAATTAATGACAGCAACGTCAAAAAGTTTCCGTGTGTGCAGATAGAAGAAAACAGTAATCTGCCTGTACACATCGATTCTGCCGGTCACAGCAAGTACGCTGCCGTTTCCCTGCGTGTGCGGGTCTACTCTAACAAGAGCACCGGACGCATTGCAGAAGCACGTTCCATTGTTGGAATCGTGGATTCTGTTCTTGAACCGCTTAAATTTTATCGCAAATCGTTTGCCCCGTTGAATGGGCTGTACAACAATTCCGTCTATCGGATTGATTGCAGCTATGGGGCAACAATCGGAGAGGACGGAATGATTTACCGAAACTAAGGAGGTAAACATTCTATGAGTACTGCTATCTCCGGTCTGAATACCACCCTGTATTGTGGCGACAGCGCAACCGCTCTGACGAAGCTGTGCGACATCAAGGATGTGCCCGACCTGATCTCTGAGCCGAACCTTCTGGATGCCACCACTCTGTCTGACCCTATGCAGGTCAACATCTTCGGCATTATCCAGAGTGACACCAAGTCCTTTACTGCCAACTACAACAAGACTGACTACAAGAAAGTCAAGGAAGCTGGCTACGATGAGACTTCCGAGAGCAACACCGTGAAGTATTACGCCCTGAAGATGCAGGACGGCTCCGGTTTCACTTGGCAGGGCATGCATCAGGTCGGCTTGTCCGGCTTTGGCGTGGACGAGGTTGTGGAAATGACCATCAACTGCATCTTCACCAAGAAGCCTGAGTTCAGCGAGACCCTGACCGTCAATGGCGGCTAAACCGCAAAAATCGAATCAATCAAACCGGGCAGAACTGAACATCGGATTTGGTTCTGCCCCTATTTATAAAGGAGAGCATTTATTATGGCTGCAAAGGTTATCAACTTTCATTCCCCCGATGGCAAGAACACTTATGAGCTGACTTTCACCCGTGACAGCGTGGAAGCTACCGAACGTGCAGGCTTTCAGATTGGCCAGTACACCCAGATGACCAACCTGCTGTCCAACTCCCGCGCCCTGTTCTATGGTTCTTTTATCGCACGAAATCGTGGCATCAAGCGTAAAGTCGTGGACGAAATGTTTGCCCACATCGACGAGAAGGAAGAGCTGATGGCTGCGCTGCTTGAGATGTTCATGGACGCTTCTAAGTCCCTGCTGGCAACCGACACTGAGGACAAGACCGCAAAAAACGCAACGTGGGAGATTGTGTAACCGCACAATCTCAAGAATCAGACGGAGAGGGAGAATCTTTCTCCTTCTCTAAGCTGTTCCACGATGTAGAAGCCTATTACATTTCCATCGGCATGACCTACGACCAGTTCTGGTACGGCGATGTCTGGCTGGCGAAGGTCTACCGTGACGCAGAGGAACTACGGGAACGTAGAGCCAATGCAGAAGCGTGGAGAAATGGTTTTTACATGGCATCTGCGCTTTCCTCTACGGTTGGCAATATGTTCCGAAAGAAAGGGTCTAAACCCATCAAGTACATGGATAGACCGATTCCCCTTACTCAAAAGGAGAAAGACGAGTATGAATACCAACGCGCAGTTGAGGCGCAGGAGCGAATCAAGAGAATGATGTTCTCCATGATGGAAAGTGATGGTGGTAGTGATGGCTGATGTTGATATTACGAGCTTATCCGTAGAAATTTCTGCGGAATCGCAGGGCGCAGAGCTTAATATCGACAAGCTCGCTACCGCCATTTCTAATTTGCGGACAAAGGGCAACGTCACAAAGGTTGTGAACAGCCTTGACAAACTGGCTACTTCTATTGCAACGCTGAAACAGGCATCCGCTGGAATGTCTGGGCTGGACAAAATTACCAGCTTTCTGAATGGACTTTCCAACGTCAACACGACCGCAAGCGCAAAGAGCATCAACACGGTCGTGAATGCAATCAAAAAGATTCCTGCGGCTGTGTCTGGCTTAAACGGCGTGGATTTTTACTCCATGTCTGGAAGCATTACTCAGCTCACTAACGCTTTGGCTCCGCTGTCCATTCTGGACGCATCGAACCTTAAAGCTCTTGGTAGCGCTTTCAATGCGATTGGGAAGGTTCCTGACCTAACCGATAAGCTGAAAGCCACCGACCTCGATTCTTTTGCAAGTTCTTGCCAGAAGATTTCCGTCGCCCTTACTCCCCTTGCATCTCAGCTCGACAAGGTGGGCAATGCTTTTGCAAAGCTCCCTCCGCAGTTGAGTAAGGTGGTCACACAGGCGAACCGCGTGACCGCAGCCAATGAAAAGCAGCGTAAGAGCTATCTCAGTCTGTCCAATCAGATGAACGGCTTTATGCGGAACATGGCAAAGCTGGTTTCGTTAAAAGCTATCGCTGAGTATCTTGGCAACGCTGTTGCGAAGTTTAACGACTTCTATGAAGCAACAGACCTATTCCATAATGCTATGGGCAATTTGAGCGGTGAAGCCGATACGCTCATTAGCAAGATGCAGGGCTTGCTTGACGTTGACCCGACCAAAGCGATGACTTACATGGCTACCATTCAGAGCTTGGGTACTTCGTTTGGTCTGACCAGCGACAAAGCATACGTTCTGTCCAAGAACCTGACTCAGCTTGCCTATGACGAAAGTTCCTATTGGAACAAGGACGTTGCAGAGACCTTTACCGCAATGTCCTCCGCAATCTCTGGCGAGATTGAGCCTATCCGCCGTTTGGGTATTGACCTGTCTCAGGCGCGGTTACAGCAGGAGCTTCTTGCTTTGGGCTTTAACAAGCAGGTTTCTAGTCTGTCTCAGGCAGATAAGGCGGTTCTGCGTTACATTGCCATTATGAAGCAGACTGCAAACGTGCAGGGCAACCTTGCACAGACCATCCAAAGCCCTGCGAACCAGATTAAGATTCTGAAAGCGCAGTTGGATATGCTGGCGAAGTCTGTTGGCTCTCTGCTCTACCCTGCTATGAAATCCATTCTTCCCCCGCTAATTGCCGCCGTACAGCTCATTCGAGAGTTCGTTGAATGGGTGGCAAAGCTGATGGGCGTAAAGGTCGTGTTTACTGATTTCACCAAGAGTACTGACAGCGTTGGTGGCATCGGCGACGCAATGGATGACACGGCCGATTCGACAAAGAAAGCTGCCAAAGCCCTCAAGGACTACACGATGGGCTTTGATGAACTGAACATCATTGACCCCACACAGGGAAGCTCCGGCTCTGGCAGCGGCGCATCTGCTGGTAACATCTTGGGCGATGTAGACCTGTCCGGCTACGATATGTTCAAGGACTATGTCGGCAACGCTGTGGATGAAATCAAGGAAAAACTTCGCAAACTTGCTCCTATTGTTGCTGCTATCGGCGCCGGTTTTGCCGCATGGACTATCGGGAATGCGCTTCTTACTGCGTTAAAAGACACTCATGATTGGGCATACAAGCTCGGCAAAATCGTTGGTGGTTTTAATCCAGAGTTGCTTCTAGTAGCCGGAACGGTCGCCCTTATCGTTGGCCGATTTGTTCAGCTTTATCAAAACAGCGAAAATTTCCGGCGAGGTTTGACCCGTATTAAGGATTTAATTTACCTTGCGGGTCTTGGGTTTACGCAAGGCTGGAATATCTCTTTGACTGATGGGAAACTTGGCGAGTCTATCAAATGGCTAAAAGAAGCTCTTTCTAATCTCGGTCAAGCGATTTGGAATTTGATTCCTGAGGAATGGCAGGGAAAAATCTCTACTGCATTCGAGACAATTCAAAAAGTCGTCAAAGACCTTGACCTCGATTTGGGCGATTTGGTCATGACGCTTATCGGAATCGGTTTGACTATTAGCGGGCATCCCGTTGCTGGCCTTGCAGTTCTTGGTTTCGAAGCCGTCTCCGTCGCCGTGCGTGGTCTTGGCAGTGAAAGCGAAGCAGAAGCATTTCAGCTAAAATCTGATTGGCATGATGCTTTCGTGAATTTCGGCACGATTGCGGCCGAAACAGTGGCAGACATCATAACTGCTCTCGGAAATCTTATCAATGATTTTGCAATTCTTATCGGATGGATTCAAAATGGCGTTTCTGAAACGGAAATGCTCGACATCCAGATGAATGGAAATTTTCTTGAAGGTGCAATCGCGTCTCTTGCGCAAGTTATCCACGACATGGGCGTGTTCATTGGATGGATTATTAAAGGCGTAGACGAATCAGACCGTCTTGCCATCGCCGCCAATGGAAACTTTGCGGAAAAATTTGTTCTCTTGATTGCTGATGTAATCAATGGAATCAAAGACGCTGTAACGTGGTTCGGAAAACTGATTGATAAAGTTTCTAAATTTAATCCGTTAAGCGTCGGCAAAAACATTATTGATGGTATCACAAAGGGCATCACGGGGAACACCAATGTGTCAAATGACGCGACCAAACAGTTGACCGATGGAATCAAGAAAACCGCTCAAGATGAACTTGATATTCACTCTCCCTCTAAGTGGTTTGAAGGAATTGGCAGCTACGCCGTTCAAGGCCTTGCGAACGGCATCACCGGCGCTCTCGGTTATGTCAACGATGCTATGAATAAACTCGTAGACGCCACCAAGCTCAAGGGCGAAGAGGTGGCGAACTATGGCATTGACTGCGGCACAAGCTACGTCAACGGCATCATTTCCGGGCTAGACTCTAAGTGGACCGAACTCGATAACAACCTCAAAACCAACTTCTTCGGCACAGTGCAGACCTTCATTCAGGCTGCGCAGAGTGGCGACTGGAAAACGGTCGGCACTACTATTGCTGCTTCCATCTGGGGAGCTATGGGCGATGAGCAGCGTAAACACGTCAAGTCCGTTGCAAGCGATTTGCTTGGCAGACTGAGCAAAGAATTGAAAAGCCAAGCTTCTTCCCTGCTGAATACAGCCGCTACCATTGGCAAAAATCTGGTGAGCGCACTGACTCAGAATTTTGGCGCTGCCACACAAAATACGGCAAAGATGGTCGAGAACATTACCAGCGTGTTCACTAAATCAAAGACTCCGCTCTCGACCGCAGCGCTTGCAATCAGTAAAGGCTTGTCTGGTGGCTTACTGAGCCAGTTCCCGAAGATGCTTGCTGGCGTAGCTGGTTTGATTACTACGATTGGCGGCGCTTTTACCGCCATGCTGGAAGCGATCGGTGGCACGTTGTCCGTGCTTGGCATTCCTACTGGCTTTGCAATGGTTGCCGGTGGCGTGGCGATTGCCGCTGCTATCGCAGGCATTATTGGCAGTATCAGCCGTTCTAACTATAGCGACAGCTCTCAGTATGCTGGCACATCCAGCTATGACTCTACCTATGGGTCTGGCTCGTATAGCAGCACCTATTCTGCCGCAAGTGGAAACTCCGAAGAGATGAGAGATGCTGTGTACAACGGCTGCTACAATGCATTTCTTGACATCTGGCAGCGGTACGGAGAAGCAATCTCCGATGGCAGAGATGTGAAAGTGTACCTCGATGGCAAGCAGCTTACTGCTTCCGTTGAAAAAACGCAGAAAGAACGTGGCATGTCCATTATGGGTACCGAAGTTTACTCTTACTAAGAAAGGACGGTTCAGATGGCCAATATTCCTGCACTGGTTACGGTGAACGGCGTAGAGCTACCGGAACCGTCCTCTTATGAGGGAACTACCAGCACAATCGTGGACTCTGGACGAAATGTTCAGGGTAAAGTTGTTGGCGCTGTCGTGCGGCATGATGTGGCAAAGGTCTCCATGTCATGGAACTACCTTACCGCGCGGCAGTGGGCCGACATCTTAAGCCTTTTCACCACGAATTTTTACTGCACTGTTAAATTCTATAACCAAGCCACAGCCGGTTATACCACGCGCCAGATGTATGTTTCGGACCGCACCGGCGGCATGTGGCGTAGAGGGCCTAAGACCGGTGGCGTGATGGGATGGACAGGGTGCAAACTTTCTCTTGTAGAGGTATGACGTATGGTTGAAGTCTCCGATAAGTGGAAAGAAAAATTTAACGAAACCCTTGTTCCGGAATCTTTTGTAGAGATTACCTGCGGAATCACTGAACCGGGCATCAATAAAAAAGCTACCATCGTCACGTCATCGGCGGCCCCGTTCTCCACCTTTCACAATATTGCACTTTCTGATAACGCTTCCATTTCGAGGTATTCCACAGGAGAGCCCAATCTCACTGTTCTTGATGGAAGCTGTGGCATCGTTCCTTCTTCTCCTCCGTATGGAACTACTGGTTTTTTGAGCGCCGAGATTTTTGACGATTCAAACCATCCTGTTATTCGGCTTGAGCTTCCGAGCGAAAACAAATCTTCGATTCCCGGTGTTTCAATTTGCTGGTCTACAGCGTTTAACGAATACGCTACAGATTTTTCGGTCAGCGCATATCTTGGGGCCAAAAAGCTGAAAACCGTGACTGTGAACGGAAACAAATCCATTCGTTCTGACGTTGAAGTAGAACTTTCCGGGTTTGATGCTGTAGAGCTAGAGGTGCTGAAGTGGTGTCTCCCCGACCGAAGAGTAAGGGTCGAGCAAGTGAAAATCGGAAGGTATCTGGTGTTTGACAAGACCAAAATCTTGTCCTACAGCCATTCTTCTGCAAGAGACCCTATCTCCGGGCAGCTTTCTCAGGAGTCGATTTCCTTTAGTTTAGACAACAGTGACCGCACATGGGACTCCGTAAACCCTCAAGGGATTTACAAGTACATCTATGAGCGCCAGCCTGTCACCGTTCGTTATGGAATGGATGTTGATGGAAAGACTGAATGGGTGAGCGGAGGAATGTTCTTCCTGTCGGAGTGGAGCGTCCCTGCCAACAGTATTGAGGCGTCCTTTCAGGCGCGAGACGCTTTCCTATATCTATCCAGCACGAAGTACACCGGAAGAAAATACGGCACGCTCTATGAGATGTGCTACGATGCCTTGGAGCTGTTGGAAGCGGATGAAATTACTTTCGATATTTCGGATGAACTGAAAGATTACTCCACCGACATTACAAGCGATGAGTCTACTTATCACAATTCCGATATTTTGCAGCTTGCGGCAAACGCTGCTGGAATGGCTTTGTACCAGACTCGTGATGGCGTGATAAAAATTAACAGAGTCTACGGAGCCGATGCCTCCAACCCCGTGTTGGACATTCCAGTACTGAACAATTATTCTTGGCCGGAAATCACCTTTGCCCAGAATATGCTCAACGTAGTGACCACCGTAGGAAATGCCACCTACGCTTATCCTGAAAATCCTTCGGGCAAAGGCGTGAGCCAGACTCTGAGCAATGTTATGCTCACAAAGGGCATCCTTGCAAAATCCAGGAATGCCCTTACAGAGTCTTATGGAGTCCTTTCCAACCGCCGCAAGGCTTCTCTCACATATCGGGCAAGCCCTACTATTGACGCCCTTGATATGGTAAAGATTCACCATCAGTTCAATTACGATGCTGTCTTGCTGGCGACCAATGTAAAGTACACTTTCAACGGGTGTTTCAAAGGTACTGTAGAGGGGTACATGATGGCAGATGCTCAGGCTATATCTCTTGACCATACCAGCGAACAGCTCGATTGGGGCGAGTCCGTTATTTTGTCTGCCACCCTCTCCCCTGCTTCTATTGACTCTCCTAAAATCAACTGGGCAGCTTCTCCCGAAGGAATCGTCTCCCTTCACGTTCTGACAAACGCAGAGGGAAAATCCACTTGTCAGGTCAAATGGAACTCCCCCGGCGCGGCTATCGTTACTGCTTCTGCTGGCGGCAATTCTGCCAGCTGTTCGTTCCTCACCACTGAATATTATCTTTCCAATATTCCGGAGGGTAAGACAGTGCTCATGGACGAGGGTAACAACGTCGTGGAGTTCATTGTTGCCAAGCATGGCTATGAGAGCGAGCTGAACGGGGTAGGACGTACGCTTTTAATTCGTAAGCGTTATCCAACCCTTATGAATTGGGACTCCAGTTGGTCTGCTTATGCACAGAGCGATATAAATACATGGCTTAATGGCGAGTATCTCAATACCTTCTCTTCGGCACAAAAAGAAGCGATTGGCAGCACTACATTTTATTACACTCCCGGCTTTACTGCTATGGATTTCTCTGTTGGAAGTAGCAAGGTGAGCACTATGTCTAAAGCTGTATTTTTGCCTTCTGCGCATGAATTTGGAGGCGATTGCGAAGGCAATGACGTTTTTGGCTGGACAAAGAACTCTCCTGACTATAAATACAATGAAGGAACTTCGTTCCCGCAGGCCAAGGGCATATTGGAATCCATGCTTGCTGCTGATAACGCAGCTATCACTGATGGTAGCTGCCGTGTGTTCACTCGAACTCCTTTCCTTTATAGTGCCGAGTATGCCTCTTACTACCATTCCAGTGACCGTAAAGATTTTCTGAGTAGGATGGTTACAACTCTTGAAGACACTGTCATCGATGGAAGTTCTGGATTTTCAGTATTGTGGGGTCATACGGCTACCCTTGGGCCTAATTTGCTCTATTATTGCGCACATCCTTCGTTTACCCTGCCCGAAACCACACAAATCGATGCCAATGGCAAATTGGTTTTTTGAAAGGTGATTACATGGCAACGTGGATTACAGACCGCACACAGGCAGATATTGACCGTGTAAAAGAGCTAACAGCCAAAGCCAGAACCGGCACATGGACAGAAGAGGAGCAGCAAGAATGGGCTTCTGGTATGAAAGGTGCGCTCAGCTACACCGATTACAACCGCATTGAAAGCGGTATGAAAGAGCTTGCTGGTATTGTTGGCGCACCTTATTCTGCAAGGATTGTACAGCAAAACATTCAAGTTGTTACTGCGAAAAATGAAAGCGGCGACATTCCTGCATGGGACGCTTATCCCGCCAAATACGAGTTCTTTATGCCGCTGACTGCCAAGAAAGCGGGCCTGCGACTCCGCTCGCTGGAGTTCCGCGTCAAGGGCTATGTGCCGGGTACGATGCGCACCGTCCTGCGCAAGTACGGCTCCACGACCGCCCTAGTGGACAAGTTCACCGACATTGTCCGCGGCTACAACGACGTTGTGCTGGACATGGGCGATTTTCCGCTGGAAAAGGGCGTCGAATACCAGCTCTATTTCGCCGCCTCCAACAACTTCTACCCGCCCTCTGTCGATCCCTCATGGGTCGTCGCAAACGACTACGTCAACATTACAAATGGAAGCGCTTATTACGGCGACGACAGCAAGCTTATTTTTTCAGGAACAGTCGGTTTAACTGTTCCTGTGGAAGCTGGTTGGACAATCAATGATTATCTGACCATTGCGGATGCCACTCGGTGGATTAATAACGTGAAAGCCATTCGTTCCAAATGCAGCGGCAAAAACTCTACCCCGGAAACTCCCGAGGCGTTGAGCTATCATTTTGCGGTTATCAATCAAATAGAAAAAGTTTTGTCTGACATTGAAGCGATGGCAAAGGACCATTTACTTTATTGTTCAGATACAATATGCGGAGGTGAACCCTATTATGCATTTTGTTGACCGAAAAGCAAAATATCCCGGGCGTTGGACTATGATGAAATCTGATGGCACATCAGAAATCATCACTTTGATTCGTAATGATGAACCTGTTGTCGAGGGTACTCCAATGAACGCCGACACCCTCAACACTTTGAGTGATGTTGCAGGGGCTGACATTGCAAAGGAAAAGGCAGAAGCCGCCGCAACCGTTGCGTCAACCGCAAAAGACGCTGCTGAGTTAGCCGCAAACTCTTCGGAAAAAAGCAAAGACGCTGCGGCGAAGAGTGAAGCTGCGGCGAAGCAGTATGCGGACAATGCAGCGGCTATCGTAAGCACCGACCCCACCCTGACAGTCAAGGGCGCTCCCGCAGACGCCAAAGCCACCGGCGACCGCATCAACGCCATCAAAATCGAGACTGACAAGACCCTCACCATCTCCGGCGCTGCTGCGGACGCTGCGGCTGTAGGCAGCATCGTACTGCCCCGGGTGGTGGTGCAGACGGAAGCGGGAAGCACCGTCACCGCAGTCAGCGGGGACAAAAAGGTAACTGGCACGGCCACCGACGGCAGCTTTTCTGCGGCCCTGCCCCACGACGGCGAGTGGGAGGTCACCGCCACGCTCGGCACCGGCGTGGCCACGGAGACAATGCAGGCGGAGTATTGCCGCACCAAGACCCTGACCCTGACCTACTACGCCCTGACCGTGACGGTCAAGGCGGGCAGCACCGTCACCGCCCAGTGCGGAAACAAGACTGTGACCGGCACCGTGCCGGAGAGCGGCAGCATCAAGCTGTATCTGCCCATCGCTGGCACATGGACGGTAACGGCCACGCTGGGCGACGAGACCACCGAGGGCAGCGTGGAGGTGAGCGAGTACAGGGACTATCCCCTTGAGCTGGCCTACGTCCACATCTACGGCGCAAGCTGGGACGGCACGAGTACGACCAAGTGGAGCCGCACCGACGAGGCAGCGGAGTTTACCGACCCTGTACCGTATGTTGCGGGCGCAAAGAGCTACGGCAGTCCTTTTGATGACCGTCTGCCGTGGAGCGGCATGGTAAAGAGCGAGCGCACCGGCGGCACGATGGTAGCCATCCCCAAGTTTTGGTACAAGCTGACCCAAAACGGCAGTGGCATGAGCATCCAAATCGCCGACCGCGCGGTGGAGGGCTACAGCGTCAGCCCCGCCCACATGGACAGAGGCGACGGCCACGGCGAGCGGGACGTGGTGTACATCGGCAGATACCACTGCAACGGCACCTATAAGAGCGGCACCGGCAGCCCCAGGGCGAACATGACCCGCTCTTCGGCCCGCTCCGGCATCCACAATCTCGGCTCGACCATCTGGCAGAGCGATTTTGCCATGCGGTTTACGCTCTGGCTGCTGTACATCGTCGAGTTCGCCGACTGGAACAGTCAGGCGAAAATCGGCTATGGATGCGGCAACAACAGCTCTCCGCAGCCGATGGGCTACACCGACAGTATGCCGTACCACACCGGTACGACCCAGAGCAGCCGCACCACCTATGGCTGCGGGACGCAGTACCGCAACATCGAGGGCCTGTGGGATAACGTGTTGGACTGGTGCGATGGCTGCTACTACAACAGCAACGGCCTGAACATCATCTTGAATCCCTCCGAGTTCAGCGACAGCAGCAATGGCACGGCGGTCGGCGTTCCGTCCAATGGCTGGCCGTCCGCATTCAAGGTCAAGACAAACGGCGGCTTCCCGATGTTTATCCCCACATCCGCGTCCGGTAATGATGCAACGTACTCGTGCGATAGCTGGAACTTCAGCTCGTCGGGCCCGTGCCTCTACGTCGGTGGTAACTATGGCCACTACTCCTACTATGGTTTGTTCTACGTCAGCTACTACGGCGCGTCGGACTGTAGCGGGAACGTCGGCTGCCGCCTCCAGGAACTCCCCAACGGGGGAGTCTGAGGGGGCCGCAGCCCCCGCAGATAACCGCGCCGTAAGGCGCTGAACTTTATATGGGACTGTCTGTGCATTGCCGGTGTTTTTTGTTCTTAGGCCTCGTGCGATAACTGGAACTTCAGCTCGTCGAACCCGTGCCTCTACGTCGGTGGTAACTATAGCCACAACTCCAACTATGGTTTGTTCTACGTCAACTACAACAGCGCGTCGAACTATAACGGGAACATCGGCTGCCGCTTCCTTTTTGATATTTCCAACCTCACAGATTCTTGGCACAGACAGCCGCACACCCCACGGTGAAGATAGGCATTTTGGGAGCAGGCTAGTACACTCCGCAGGGAGCGCTGGAAAGCCTGTACAGCTAAAAGGAGGTATCCCAATGAAAAGGGCTGGAAAGCTCTTTGATACGCTAATCTCAGATGATAATTTGTTGCTTGCCATTGATGAAGTCAACCGCACCCACCATTGGTGCAAGGGCCACCGCCCCAACACCTGCACGGCGTGGGTGGAAGAAACCAAAGCGGAGCGGGTGAAAGACCTGCGCCGTATGCTCATCAAGGGTTTTGAACCGAAAAAGCCCCATGTCAGCCAGCGGTGGGACGCGAACGCCCGGAAGTGGCGCACCATCAGCGAACCGGCCCAGTGGCCCGACCAGTACGTCCACCACGCCCTCATCCAGGTGTTACAGCCCAGGATGATGCAGGGAATGGATTTTTACTGCTGCGGCTCCATCCGGGAGCGCGGGCCGCACCGGGAAAAGAACGCCATCCAGCGATGGATGAAGTACGACCGCAAGGGGACGAAGTACGAGTTTTGCGGCGACATCCGCCACTTTTACGACAGCCTGACCCCGGAAGTCGTCATGGCCCGGATGCGGCAGCTCTACAAGGACTTCCGCGTCCTCGACCTCATCCGGCGCATCATCCGGGACGGCGTAAAGCTGGGGACGTACACTTCCCAGTGGTTCGCCAACGCGGTCTTGCAGCCGCTCGACCAGCTCATCCGGGAGAGCGGCTATTGCAAGCATTACGCCCGGTACATGGACAACATGACAGCATTCGGCCCCAACAAGCGCAAGCTGCGCAAACTCCGCGTCCTTGTGGAGAGCTGGCTGAGCGCCCACGATCTGAAGCTCAAGGGCGACTGGCAGGTGTTCCCGGTGGCAAAGCCGCAGCGCAAAGTGCCGCTGCTCCCGCCCCGGCAGGGCTTTGCGCGGGCGAAAGGACGGCTGCCGGACGCTGTAGGCTACCGGTACGGGAGAGGTTACACCATCCCCCGCAAGCGGAATCTGCTGCACATCAAGCGGGCGCTGGCGCGGTATCGCAAGCGCAGGCGGCAGGGGAGGCCCATCACGCCCAGAGCGGCAGCAAGTCTGCTCTCGCGCCTCGGACAGCTCCGGCACTGCAACAATTATCATCTCTATCAATGGCTGTTTCGGGGAGAGCGGGTCGTCCGTGACCTGAAACGCATCATCCGCAGCCAGCGGAGAAAGGAGAAGATCACATGGAATACGTATTTGGCACAAAGGGCCGCATCGAAGTCCTCAAGACCAAGGGCAGCCACCACACTGATCTGACCGGGTATCACCAGATCGAGCGGGAGTATCCCGACCAGACCATCACCGACAGCTTCCGCGTCGTCCGCAAGCTGGACAGCCGGGAGGATGCCGAGGGCGGCTGTTATGACTGGTACGAGATCGACCGCCACTACCGGATGACCGACAAGACCGGACCCGTGGCGGAGCAGCTGGCAAAGACTGCCGCAGAGATGGAGGACGCCCTGTGTGAGCAGGACATGGAATCACAGGAGCGGCTGGCGACTATCGAGGACTCGCTGTGCGAGCTGGACGCCGCCGTCAACAAGTAAGGAGGATTTCAAAATGGACAAGATCTGGGCAAACAGGTTGGTCGCCGGCACAAAAACATGGGCAGAGATGCCTGCAAGCCGCCGCCCCGGGGTCAAGCGGGAGCTGGCAAAGCGAATAGCCAACGGCGAGATCAGTGAAGAACAGTATAAGGAGATCACGGGGGAGGACTACTACAATGGATAAACTGCTGGAGCTGCTGGAAAAGCTGGTGCGGGCTCTCTTTGGCCCGGGGGACAAGCAGGATGCCGGGGAGGTAAAGCCCGCACCGGAACCTCACGAACCCCCCGGGGCAGAGGCTGTGACCGGCTGGCAGGGCGGGCCGCCCTATCGCTTTGTGGATGTGAGCCGGTATCAGGGCCTTATCGACTGGGCGCAGGTGGCGGCGGCGGGCTACAAGGGGGCAATGCTCAAGACCGTGAGCACCAACCGCAAGCTCTCCAAGCGGGCAGACGGCCTGTACATCGACCCGACCTTTGAGACCAACTACCGCAACGCCCGGGCCGCCGGGCTGGACGTGGGCGTCTACTACTACACCTACGCTACCAGCGAGGCGATGGCCGATGCAGAGCTTGCCCTTCTGCGGCAGGCGGTGTACGGCAAGGAGTTTTCTCTCCCCGTTTGCGTAGACGTGGAGGAGAACAAGCTCAAGCAGCTGTCCACGCTTGACCTGTCCAACCTTGCCGCCTACGCGCTGGAACAGGTGGAGCGGATGGGTTTTTACGCCCAACTGTACACGTACACCGGTTACAAGTACGAGCTGGACATGGCTCGGCTGTCCTCTCGGTGGGACGTCTGGCTGGCCGACTACACCGGCAAAACGCCCAACGTGACGTTTAACTACAACGCTCACCAGCACACCAGCAAGGGCGCTGTGCCGGGCATCTCCGGCAACGTAGACCTCAACGTCACCACCATCAACTACCCCAAAATCATCCGCAAGAAGGGTCTGACCCGTCTTCGGGAGGGCAAATGACCGAAAAAGAAGCTTTGCTGTGGGTACTGGGCATCCTGGGCAGCCTGTGCGCTGCAGCCATCACCATCGACAAGGTGCTGGAAATTATCCACAAGTACATCAAAAAGGCGCAGGAGCCGGACAACGCGCAGAACAAGCGGCTGGATGAGCTGGACAAGCGCATCGGCACCTTGGAGCAGGGCCAGCTTCAGCACACACAAGCCCTTGCCCGTGACCTGCGCCGCTTTGAAGAAATCGACGAGGTGAGCCGTCTGACCCTCGACGGGGTGCGCAATCTGCTGGACGCGCAGCTGTCCGGCAACAATCGCGAGGGGATGCAGAAGAGCCGCGCCGACATCGACAACTATCTGTTAAAAGGAGTGACCAATCATGGAAGCACTGGCAACTAAGCTTTTTGACCTTATCCCTGCCCCGGTGGCGGCAGTGCTGATGCTGGGGGGCGTGATCTTTTACGCTCTGGGCTGCATCCGGCTGGGCTACGGCGCAGCGGTAAAGCCGCTGGTGCTGGACCTCATCGAGAGGGCTGAGCAGGAAATCCAGGGGACAAAGCGCGGCGCAGAGCGCAAGGCGTGGGTCGTCAAGATGCTCCGGGCCGCTCTGAGCGCCAGCAAATACGGCAAGCTCATCAGCTGGGCCATCACCGATGAGACCATCGGCACCGTGATTCAGTTTTTCTTTGACCGCGCAAAGGCGGCACTGAGTAAGGAGTAATACCATGAGCAGCACTATATTCGAGCAAACACCGCGCTATTATTATGATCAGCGTGCGTACCCGATTTTGTGGCCCGCAGTGTGTGACCATTTTGCCAACGGCGGCAAAATGGGACATCCCCGTGCCGTGACCGCTCGAGTGCGCAACGCCGGACAGTTGCCGCAGCCTTTCTGGCTCGGTGCTGCCTGTGGCGGCGGCTCGCGTAGTGCTGCCCGCTGCGCTGCAAGGACTTGACCGACAGCAGATGACCGCCGCCATCAAAAGCGCACCGCTTGGGAGGGTAGACCGTAAGATAGCCTTACTGCGGTACGTTGAGCGGCTCCCGCTGCCGGACATTGCAGCACAGACCCATTACAGCCGGACGGCGATAGGCTACCGGCTGAAAGGCATTGAAAAAATGCTGGATGTGTGATATAATATTTTTACGAGCTGAGTGTATGTAGGACGCATGTTTAAGGCTGATTCTACAAACGCAACAAAGCGGCAGGCTATTCCAGAGCTTGCCGCTTTTCTTTTTGCACGAATTGTGGTATAATTATATCAACAAATCCACCCGGCCTCTCGAAGAAGCACAACAGGGTGGATATTTGAAAGGCTACGGCCTTTGTAGAGAGCGGCATTGTCTGCGGGCGGTTCCGCTCTTGATTTTAGACTTTGCCATTTCGGCGGCATAAAAAATCCCCCTGCTTTGTCGAAGCCCTGCGTGCCACGCTGGGTACTTGTAGGCAAAGTGGGGGATTTTTGCTTTATACACACTAGTTTTGTCGAAGCCATTGCCATATATTGGATATTGTGATATTTTAGTATCGCACTCCAATGTGTGCCTCTTTACAGTTAAGCGCTTATGCGGATTTTTCCGTGTGGGCGCTTTTCTTTTACCCTTGCAAATCAGCAACCGTCACGTCACAGCCGCTTGCGATTTTCTCAAGAGTTTTCGCTCGAATGGGCTTTCCGGCTTCTGCGTGTTGGATGGTTGCGGTGGACAGCCCGGCTTTTTCTGCCAGCGCCCGGATAGTCAGCCCGGCGTTTTCTCGAGCGGCCTTGATTTTTACGGCAGACACGCCGAGTGTCTTATAATCGGGTGACATATATCCGATTTGGAACATGCCCTGCTGCTGCAACGGCAATGCTTTGAGCGCAAAGCTGTTATCCACGTCCTCAAGGTCTACATCCTTCAGGACGTAAGCGCAGGCGTTGTCAAGCTCCGGGGTCATCTTGTGGAGCTTGTGTGCCAGCGTAATTTTCATCATCACGCCACGCACTGGAAACCTCGTAGCGTTGTCAAGGTCTGCCTGATTTGCATGGTCAGGGGTGCAGGCTTCGTCCAGCAAGCGATACAGTTTGCCGAGATTTTGGATGGTGGTATTTTCCATATTCGTTCCCTCCGTTTTTTACTGTATTGATTATACCGCAAAACTGATACAAGTGATACAGGCATAGTCGCCAGACTTTGCCTTATTTTTTTGTTCATTTTGTAGCAGTTGTATCAGTTTATATTTGTCCTTCGTTTGACGTTCGTTGTCCTTCGCTTTTTGCTGATGCGATACACTAGGAGCACAAGGAGGGATGTTTATGAGCTATTATCCAACACCCGGAGCGCCCTATGTTCCGCAGCAGCCCGTCAATCCTTACGGCGGCATGGGTACGGTCGGGCTTGCCACTCCCCTGCCCAACACGCAGATGCAGCAGGCACAACCGCAGCGTCCGCAGCCGATGAATGGGCAGCAGCCTGTTCAGCAGTCGGCACAGGAAGGCGGTTGGCTGCTTGGCAGGCCTGTTTCCAGCAGAGAAGAGTTTTTGGCGATACCGTCTGACCTGTACGGCAGATGGACGTATTGCCCGGATTTACGTAGTGGTGTCATCTACTGCAAACGTCTGAATCCAAACACTTGTGAATCTGACGTGTTAGAGTTTTACAGCCCGGAAGCGTGGCGGCAGATGCAGGCGCAACAGGCACAGCAGACTGCTGCACCGACACAGCAGTATGTGCCTATTGAGGAGTACAACGCCCTTGTGCACCGGCTGGATGAACTGGAAAAGTGGCAGAAGAGTTTTTCTAAGCCCGCTGCCACAGCAAAGAAAGGAGAATAAACAATGTCCTCTCCGTTTGATATGATTACTCACAGCCCTATCATGCAGCTTGCGAACCTTGCTCGTGCCGGGCAGAACCCCATGGGGCTTATCCAGCAATTGAGCGGGCAGAACGCCCCTATTATGCAGGGCTTGAACCTGATTCAGGGAAAAAACGAAACGCAGCTTAGGACGATGGCGCAGAACCTTGCCAAAGAGCGGGGCATCGACCTGAACCAGCTGGCAAGCGTCCTGAACCTGACGCTGCCCCGATAACGCATCCCTCTAAGCAAAACGCTTCTCAGTTTTGCGGACTTGATAAAAACCGCTTTTGTTTGGCTTCGCCCATCGCACACGGCGGTGGGATAGCATAACGCAAAACTGAAAGGAGTTTTGTTATGGACGATTTTGCAACTGGCTATCTGGCTGGGCAGGACGGCGGCAATAACGGCGGTGGCTTCTTCGGCAACGAAGGCCTGTGGGCGGTTATTATCCTCGCTATCATCTTCGGCTGGGGTACAAACGGCTACGGTCGGAACGGCGGTGACAACGGCATGAACAGCTACATCCCCTATTTGGTGGGCACTGGTGCAACCGGTCAGGGCGGCGCAGATACTCGTGCGGCTTTGTCGGAGGGCTTCTACCAGCAGGACACTTCCCGTTCTTTGGCTGGCATCCAGAGCGGTATTTGCTCTCTGGGCTATGACCAGCTCGCACAGATGAACAACCTCAACGCTACCGTTGCGGGCGGCTTTGCTGGTACTAATCAAGCGATCTGTCAGCTCGGCTACCAGAACGCACAGCTCGTGAACGGTCTGGAACGCAGCGTGTCCAACGGCGACAACGCCATCAGCCTTGCTATCATGCAGGAGGGCAACGCACGGCAGGCGGGTCAGACCGCACTTTCCACGCAGCTTGCATCTTGCTGCTGCGAGAACAAGCAGCTCATCGGCGACCTGAAGTACACCATTGCACAGCAGGACTGCGCTACACGTCAGGCTATCGCAGACAACGCTCGTGCCATAGTGGACAACTGCAACGCAAACTTCCGCAGCATGATGGACTACTTCACGCAGGATAAGATTGCCACTCTGACCGCTGAGAATCAGAACCTGAAGTTCGCCGCTTCTCAGGATCGTCAGAATGCGCTTCTGACCACTGTGATGTCCCAGCAGACCGATACCATCCTGAATCGGGTCAATCCTCGTCCGATTCCCGCTTATCAGGTGGCAAACCCTAACGTGGGCGTGAACTGCTGCTGCGGCTGCTAACCTACACACTCCCCGATAACACCGGGTGAACCATCGGGGCAGGGGTAAGACACCTCTGCCCCTGATTTTATAGGAGGAAAACACTATGGCTTGCAAAACAAGCTGCAAACTCTGCCCGCACTTGGTCATCAGCCAGGCAGTCACGTTCGCCAACGACACGCTGACCATTAACATCCCTGCCGGGTCTTACGCAGCGGGCGAAAAATATTGCATTGTTGTTGCCCAGAGCTTGCCGGACACGACCACCATCAACGCCCCTGTGGTCATTACCGTAGGTGCAGGCACGACCGCATACCCTCTGACCGACTGCAACTGCGCTCAGGCGACCGCCGAGAGCATCCACACCCGCACCCGCTATGCTACTCGTGTGGCAACGTCTGCAACCGGCACCGGCACGTTTAAGTATCTTGGCTGCTTCTGCCGCTCCCACGCCGGTGCGCCTGCGTCTATTTCTTGAGGAGGTGTTAGATTATGGGCAAGACTAATTTTCGCCGCATGATGATGCTCCGCGACCACGACAAAGACCGCGAGCCGGAGCGTGACCGCCTTGAGGAAGAGCGTGACCGCAGGGAGCGTGAGCTAGAACGCCGTCTGCGCAAGCTGGAAGATGGCAACGACCGTTACCCTTACTATCCGCAGGAGGAGAACCGCTACATCGACCCCTATCCTATCCCCCGCTACCCTGACGTAGAGTATGGGCGCAAGATGCCGCAGATTGGCTTCTCGCAGAGCGGAGACTTTGAAAAGCGGTCTGGGCAGTATGAGCATGGCGGTGCGGACAGCCGTTCCATCAAGATGCCACGCAAGCACCTCACCCACGATGAAGCGGAGGAATGGTGTGACAGCATGGTGAACGCTGACGGCACGAAGGGCTGTCACTGGACGCTGGAACAGACGCAGGACGTTGCCAAACAGCGCAATATCACCTGTGACCCGAACGATTTCTGGGCTGTCATGAACATGATGTACTCGGATTATTGTCAGGTCGCAAAGCGCCAGTCCGTTGACACTCCGGGCTTCTACGCTGACATGGCAAAGGCGTTCCTTGATGACACGGACGCTGTGGACGGAAAAGCATATCTCTACTGGGATTGCATTGCTGATAAGTAAAACAGAAGAGGGGGTCTGCCCAATTTTGGGCACACCCCCTCTTTATTTACTATCAACGCTGAAAATTCAGCCGTCAAATCAGCCTAAGTCAATCTGGTCTTTTGATGCCGCAACGGACAGGTTGTAGATGTATTCCCCTGCCGTGAATCCGTGCTTGCGTGCTTCTCTCGTAACAAACGTCCGCTCACTGTCACTCATAAGGATTGTGATTCGCTTGCTACGTTTGCCGTCACCCTTCTGCCCCTGATGGGAAGTGTAAGGCTGAATCTCCATCGCGTGCTTTGCATCGCTGACAGACAGGTTGGTAAGAGCAATCATAATCTGCTGGTTCTGCTGAACGATTGCTTGCAGGACTTCCGTGTTTTTCATCAGCACTTGCAAGACTGCATCGTTCTGCGTGTCGGGCTTGTTCTCCTGTGGGGCAAGACTGTAATAGCCATCCTTTCGGAGAGACGGAAGAACGTCATCGAAAACCCAACTCTCGAACTTCTCTGCGCCGGGCAACTTGCTGTGTGTGATAAGACGGTAAACGTCACCTTCTGGGATGAAAGCGATTGCTTGGACTCCTCCCTGTGTAGGGGCGTCGCGTTTCACGACACCCCTGCAATGGCGGGAAATTGCATCTCTCGGATTGCTATATCCCAACGCCTTTGCCACGTCAGAAGCACAGAAAAGAATCTTACCATCTTCTTCAATTGTGCGAAGCTGACCAAAGGCCTTGCTCTTAAAAACGTGGAGTGCGTTACATCTCTTGTTATCCATCATATCCTCCATATTTAACTGTTTGGCATCTTCCATGCCGACCTCATACGCCTTGTAAGTGATTCGAGATAATGCTTCTGCAATCTCATAATCATCCTTGTTGAGCGGACGGCCGTTGCTGTTTTGCTTGAAATTTTCGAGAATCTCTTCTTTCGTTGCTGGAATGTTCATTGGCTTTACCACAAAATATTGTTTGTAATACAACCATGAAGATGATATAATGGATTTATCATCCATAGTTGTATGGAGTGTAATCCCTTAAACTGTCTGAGACCGCCAAGTTACGAACAGTTTAGGGGATTTTTTATTGCTCAAGTTCTTTATCTATCATCTCGTTAAGCCATTTGGTCTTTGTTTTCCCTTGTTCCTTTAACTTTGCCGTTAAAGCATCGAGCTTCTCTCTCGGAATTGGAACACTGAACTGACCGATGGTTTCACGACGCTTTCGATAATACTCTGCGCTACTTTTAGCCAACTCAATCCCTCCTTTGTTGGCTAGCAATAATAGTATAACACTTGCTAGCATGAATGTCAATAGCCCGAAAACTGCACGCATTTCAACGTCAATTCGTTAGAAAATGCGTGTTTTTTATTTTTGGTTCAATCTTCGAGAAAATCTTCCAATTCAATCTTTCCTTCTGCCGCCGCAGCAGCCAGAGCGTACACATACTGTCCGATGGTCATTCCGTGCCGTCTAGCTTCACGGTTGATGTACTTGCGTTCTTCTTCGCTCATAAGGATGGTAATGCGCTTAGAACGCTTCCCGTCACCGCTTGCAACGCCCTGATGCGATTCCGGCATCGGGATTTTTTTCTTTGTCAAGCCAGCTTCAGCCAGTGCGCCGGGAATATTGCCCTGTTCAATCAAACGCTGCACTTCTTTTGCCTGTTTCAGCTTCTTCGGCTTATCTTCGCCTAACATGGCATCATTTGGCTGACTTTCGCTGTCTTTGGCTTGCTTCGGCTTAATACTGCTTAATTCCGCTTCATTAGGCTGTGTATGGCCGTCTGTGGCTTCACTTGGCATAATCGGTGCTTGTTCGGCTTCTTTCGGCTTTGCTTGGCTTACTTCTTCTTCCTTTGGCTCACTTCGGCTTAATGACTGTTCCGAAAAAACAGGCTGGAAGTCAAACCCGCCCAACAAGCCGGATGTTTTTTTGCTGGTTGATTTCATTCATCTTCCTCCGTTTGGACGTGTAATCCTAAGTTTTTTTCGTCCCTAAGCACTTTATGACGATATGTTTCAAATTCTTCAATGTCCCTTCTTCTCATATAATCGCTCCAACGTCCAAAAGCGCTTACAATAGTATCAAAGCTTTCCATTTTTATCCTCCTCTACAATTTTCTTCGCCAACGCCTTGAAATCCTCTGCGCTTGTGCTCTTTGCCGTATCACCGCTAAACAGGCTGTGCCGCTCTGCCTGCGCCTTACGAACGCCCATAGACGGTCTAATCTTCACGTCCAACAGCCTTGTCCCCATGCTCTGTGCAATCACAGGGAGCTGCTCCACAACCTCTTTTGACAAGTTCTCACGGCTCTTATACTGGTTCAGGAGCAGACCTTCAATCTTCAAAGTCGGGTTGAAGTACCTGCGAACATCGCCGATGGTCTGCGAAAGCTGGCTCAAACCAGCCAGTGCGTATCGGTCTGCTGTGATGGGGACGATGATGCTGTTGGCGGCGATCAGCGCATTCACAAGCGCAAGACCAAGCTGCGGGGGAGTGTCCAGAACAATGTAATCGTACTGTGCAGACACGGATTCCAGTGCTTCACGCATCCGGAAGTTCTTGCCTATGTCCCGGACAAGCTGTTCGTCAATGTCCTTCATTGCATTATCAGACGGCAGAATGTCACCAGCTTCACAGTGCTGGATTCCTTCCTCTACCGTACCTTGCCGGGTCATCACATCAAACAAGGTGCACACATCCTCTGTCTGTGCGCCGTAAGTGTCCGTTGCGTTGCACTGGGCATCGCAGTCCACCAGCAGGACTTTCTTGCCAAGCAACTGCAATGCACCAGCCAGACAGGTGCTTGTTGTAGTCTTTCCTGTGCCGCCCTTTTGGTTGGCGACAGCTATAATTTTTGCCATTTTATCACTCTTTCTTTATTTGCTGTTAAGCGCTTCAATGGAATAAAACGCAGGCATATACTTGTCTACAATACCCGCTTTGTCTACGCTTCTAATCAGATAGCCAACAGGTCTGTCAGGGAACGGAGACCTGTCCAAAGACAAGATGTCCTTATACGCCGCCTTCACCGTGTCGTAAACCGCTTCTCTGCGTCTCGGCAGCTTGATTTCTGGATGCTCTTTCTTCATCCACTTCTCAACTACCTTCGCCACGTCAATGCAGTCCTGCTTTTCCAATTCGTCACACACAGACCAATCAAAATCATCGTATCCGCTTCTACGGGGCTTTCTCACGGCTTTTTGAGGTTCTACCGGCACTTCGCTTGCCTGAGCTTCAATCAGCGTCTCAGACGCTTTAATTTTGGGCTTGAACTTGACCGCCACAGCCTTTCGTGCCACAAGAACCGGTTCATAGGTCACTACGATGTCAGACACGGCATTGATTTCATCTACTGCAACGTCAAGCACTCGTTTGCGGAGATTCTTGTAAACATCGTAGCTTGCTTCCATCGCACCGAGCTGTTCTCTCAGCTTTTTCAGACTGATTTCATGCGGCTTGCTGTCCATGTTCAACCAGTCCCGAAGAATCGAATAAAGCAAAATGCTGTATTGAGACTTCATTCTTGACGTGTAACGCAGCCGATACCGAACATAGCCGCTTTCAGCAATGTCAAAGAAAATAGGGCGAAGGTCAGGGTTGCAAGTGATTGCCACAACATAAGACCTTGTTTCCGGCACATAGTCCAGTTTTGCCCTTGTGAAAAGGACAAAGCTCTCAAATGTTCCCTTTTCTTTGTCAATGGGAATCGACACAGTGTTGCCCAAAAAGTGCTTGATCTGCGGCTCAATCCTTCGTGCATCAAGGCTTTTTAACCCCAGCAGGTCTCTGTACTCTGCCAAAGTGAACTCCACACGGCTGCTGTTTGGGTCTCTCGGATTTATTCTTGACAAGTAAACCTCTAGCAACCGAAGCTCGCCTGCCGTGTAGTCCCTAAACTTTGCCCACACAAGGGATTTGCTTTTTTCAACAAGGTTGTTGTCGGATATTTTAGGCATCTGTTCGCCTCCTTTTCTAGCCTAAAAGCAGTATATCACAGGCAGGGGGACAAGTCAATACATTTTGTCCCCCATGGCTTGTCTTTTTGTCCCCCACAGGGTCGTCAAAACGTCCCCCATGACTTGTCAAAATGTCCCCCATGCTTTGTCATTTCGTCCCCCATCTACCTATTATATATTAAACAAGAAATAAACAAGAGGTTAAATATCATCGTTAAATAAGCGATGACGATAATTTTCAACAATTTCTTTGTTTTTCTATTCCAGCTTGTGGATAACTCAACCTTTCATTTGCTGAATAAAGTATTCCCGGTAATGATTAGTCTTATCTAACGTGTACAAAAAGTGGATGAAAAACTTTTAAGCCGGTGTTATGGGGGACAGATTGACAAGCCGACCAATCACAGACAATAAATTAACGACAACTCGTTATTTATTCCGCGAAAATGCTGTCGATTTACAGACTATGGGGGACGGAATGACAAGGCAAATTTGCCCGATAGGTGCACAAAAAGTGGATGAACGTGGACAAAATGTTCTTCAAAAACTGCGATAATTCGACAATCAGCGCAAAATGTTTTCTTCGTTGATGGTATAAGAATCGTTTCGCTTCATCGCCGCAGCTTCCCCACAGTCCTGTGCCTGATACAAAATCTGCATATTGGGTTGTGTTCCGTCTGGGTCTGGGTCGGTTTTGGTGGCCTGTGCCATTTCATAATGACCTGTGACAGTGCGGCAGACAGACACACGATCACGCAAAGTCGTATGAAGGTTGGCTACCATTTCGCACAGAACGGCAAGGTAATCTGAGCCGTGATTGCCATAGATCAGATAGCACAGCAAGTCAATTTCTTGCGGATGGGCTTCTTTGATATGCTCTATCAGCGCATCTCTCTTTCTCTTGGTGCTGGCATCGCCAGCCAGGCTTTCCAATAATCCGGGATGCAAACAGGTGTCTATGTACGGCTTGGCCGCAACACCGCAGCACACAAACCATTTTATGATAGTAGAAGCATCTGGGGTCATTGTCCCTTGCTCATAACGAAAGATGGATGTTCGGCCTATACCCATTTTGTCCGCAAGCTTCTGTTGGCTAAGCCCAGATTCTGCTCTTGCCATCTCTAACACTTTTGCCACTCGTATCCTATAATCATCCATAAATACCCCTCTTTCGACAAAATGACACAAAAGCAAAGAAATTAAACTGATATATTGTTCAAAATGTGAAACAATAATTGAAAAAAGTCGCTGTTCCATTGAAACAGCGAGATGTGGTATAACTGTATTGTCAAAAAATTCCAAATAGAAAGGAAATACAAAATGAAAGAAGCTGTAATCTGGAACCATGAACGTATGCCGATCATCGATGGAATGCCCGCCAGCGTTATCGATGGGCAGTCACACACACCTGAACCATGGGAGGAAAGCTAATGAACCGAACTGTAGATGCTCTGATTGTCCCATACGCCCGCAGACGGACGCTGGAGCTTGTCCTGAGCCTTTCTGGGTACGAAGCTGATAAAGATGCTTACCTCGAAGCGAAAGGCATCCTGGAACGTGCCGTAGCCGCCTTAGACGATGGACGCGACCCGGCAGATAACATCGAACGCATTGACGGACAGCTTGTGGAACTGTGAAAGGAGAAGAAGATGGACTTTACGAACGGATTCTATAAAACCGAAAACCCTGTTGTTCTTGAAGAAGTGAAAACCTTCCTTCAGTCAATGGAACGGCGTGGAGCAACCGTAAAAGACTTGGACGATGCCATTGTGCAGCTAAACAATGTTTCGCACAGCATCAGCACAAACGCTCTCGTCAAAGCAGATGTGCTGGACGATTTACCGAATAACCCCTTTCGTTCCATGCTCAACGGAATGTTACAAAGCAAAGGGTAACTTAAACTTAATGTGGCTCTTAATCATTGTCATTGCGATTTTTGGCTTCCCTGATACAAAGTAATGGATGCGAAGAAAATATTCGATTTTTACGAAGTTGTTGAAAATGCATTGACTTTACAACTAGAAGATGTATAATCGTATCAAATGAACATTCATTTTTACTGATCGGGAGGATATGCCACAATGAGTGAACAGGAAAGAGCCAAGATTGACCGATTTATTGCATGGCTGCTGGAACATCCTGATAAGATTCCGGCAGCGGAGCAAGCCTTAGACCTAGAATAACAGAAAACCCCTTGCGCAGAGCTACACCAGCCCGGCACAAGGGGTTTTTATTTTACCGGGTCAGAACCGTTTCCTCACATCTTCTCAATCAGGTTCATCAGAGCTTCACGCTGTTCTTTCGGCATAGATTCAAGCTTTTTTCTAATCCGCTCCACTGCTGCATCGACTTCACTTTGCGGCTGCTGGGGCGGGTTTTCTTTTTGTACGCCAGTGAGAAGGTAGTCTACCGATACGTTGAAGTAAGACGCAATTTTAGAAAGAACCTCTGTGGACAGGCTTTTGGTTCTTCCAGCTTTTAATTCGGAAAGAAAACTGCGGCGAATCCCAATGTTGCCGCAAAGGGTTCCGTCTTTGATGCCCTCTTTTTCGCAGAGTGCGTGGATGTTGCTGTACAAGTCCGACATAAGAACACTCCCATATTTGTGCAAGTATACAAATGCACAGAATTTTGTACAAAAGAGTTGACTTGTACAGATGCCTGTACTATAATACAGACATGGGCAGTACAGAACACTGTACAATATAAACTCTCTACACCCTTATATTAGTACAGCTTTCCGTACTTGTCAATAGATTTTAGCAAATGGAGGTGGAATTTTGAAAGAAAACTTCCGTTCTGGCTTTGAGCTGGAAGTGAAGATGAAGCTGTTGCAGCGAGGTATGAAGCAAACGGAGCTGATTCAGGCGGTTCAAAGCGATACTGGATTGTTCCTTGATGATTCGTACCTCTACAAGATTCTTCGCGGTGAGCGAAAGCCGGAGAAGATTATTCAGAGCATCTGCAAGATTCTGGATATTGAGCAGAAGGAGGGCTGAACATGGAACAGATTTTGACATTGAAGGTAGACCTTGAGCACCCGGACGATGCGAAGTTTGCCATTGACGAAGCGGTCAAGGTCTACGAAGCAGACAAGCTCAAGTGGGCAGAAGATGAAATTGCCGAAGCGAAGCATCTGGCAATGAAGATTATGGAGCAGTTGTGCTTGGATGGGTACAGCATTGAATGGTGCAGAGTCACGGAAGCGTACTGCTACAAGGCGGTTTCTATTTGGCTTAGTAAACCGGATGATGAAAGTTTTAAGCGAAATGCAACGTGCTGCATCCCTTCTGCTTCTTTTGATACTTGGGTTGCCAAGTGCGTCTGCCTGTGTCGGGCTACCGGCAGAAACGTGCCCGCGTTCATCATTAAAAAGGCTGGTGAGTGCTGGTGACGAATTTTCGCAGGGCGCAAAGCCGAAAGCGCAGAATGAAGCTGGCAATGGCAGCTGGCGTATCCAGAAACGATGCCAACAAGGTGCTTTGGATGGAGAAGGCCATCAATCAGTGCTTTGAACGCCACAATCGAGAAGCAAGACTGAAAGAGGAGACGCAGCGTGGAAGAAAAGTACTGTGAGCGCTGCGGTGCTTTTCTTGGCCTTGTGAATCCGTGCAAGAAATACTGTGAAGAATGTAAAATCATTGTTCGCAGAGAACGGC